AAGACCTGATTTAGTATCTGGTAGAATATATGATTCCTCTCAATATTATTGGACATTCTTTTTAGTAAACGACCATTTACATGATGGTTATAGGGCATGGCCATTGTCACAAGAAGCTTTACAAAACTATATGGCAACTGAATATAGAGGATATGCTATAGAAACTAATCCAAAAATAACAAGTAATTATGAAAATAGTTTATCAGGTAGATTTACAATGGGTGAAACAGTCACAGGCAGTGTATCAACTGCGACTGGAACCGTGACTAAAAAAATTATTGACTTAAGTCAATTAATAATACAAGATGAGACTGGAGTTTTTCAAGCTCCTGAATTAATAACAGGTTCAACATCAACTGATTCAGTTTCATCTAATAGAGTATACAAATATATTGATGCTCCATATTATTTTTATAAAACAACTGATGGTACTAAAAAACCTGTCACTAGTAGAGACCATATTTTAGGTGGTGTACCACATAGTGAATTGTCTTATGTAAGTAATAGGGCTCACTTAGAAGAAACAAATGATACTAATGCAAAGATAAGATATATAGACCCAGCTTATATGAATAAATTTGTAAATGCATTCAAAGAATTAATTAATAGATAATATTATGTCAACTAATTTAACCGATTTAGAACAAGTCAGCATTACCCCTACAGGTTATGTAGTGGAAACGGTTATAATTACTCTTAATTCTGGTAAAGAAATAGAAATAACAGAGTTAGTTCATGATATTAAATTGCATGAAGGCTTATATCTTTCTTCTATTTTTGGAGAAATACAAATTTTAGATGCAACTGCTTTCTTTTCTGAAGCAAAACTCTCAGGTAATGAAAGAATACGATTTGCTATAGGAAGAGAAGAACCAAAAGAAGGATATCAATTATACGAATTAGATATGCAAATAACAGATATTGATAAATATTCTGAACCAATGCCTTCATCTAAATCTTATAGGTTAAGGTTAATATCAAAGCATGCTTATTTAAATAATAAAAAACTTTTAAATACTCCTTTTGATGGCGATTCAGGTAAATTAATTAAGAATATAGTAAAAACACATTTAAATTCTGAAATAGATATAAGAGCTAAAGGAGATGGAGTATTTAAAGGTATATATCCAAATATAAAACCACTTGATTCAGTTAATTGGTTATTAAGAAATTCGCACGATTCAAATACACCAGTATTTTTTTATGATTCAGTAAAAGATGGATTAGTTTTAACATCATATAAAAAAATGTTAGAAGAAGAAGTGTTTAACAAATATAATAAAAATCCTGAATTTCAATCGTCTGTTTTTAAAAGCGATATTGAAAAGATTTATGAAGAAGAAAGATGTAAAATAAGAAAACTTAGAACATCTATGAATTTAGATAAACTTACTCCAAGTGAAACTGGAACTTGGGGTGCAGTATTAAATACAATAGATATATCTACTAAAACAAAAGATAAACATCATTTTAAATTTGAAGATGAACCACTTACAGAGATGTTAAATGAACATCACCCAGTAAATCCTGATATGAAAATTGTTGATGATAAACTTTTTGATTTAAATTCATCTCAACAATACTATCAGTCATTTAATGAAAAAGCTTTTGATATGAGCAACTACCATAAAAATACTGATAATAAAGGTATGATGAAAGCTATTTCATCTGAAATACTATTACGTAATACTACATGTCAGATAGATATTGCTGGAGATTTTAATTTAACACTAGGTAAAATAGTTGAATTAGAAATATTAAAATACGATAATATTGTAGAAGAATTAGATGAAGGAGAAAACTTTATAGATGAATATACTTCAGGAAAGTATTTAGTGTCAAGATTGACGCATCATTTTGGTAAAAATGGATATTTTATTAATGCAACTTTAAAGAAAGATTCTTATACAAATTATCATTTGGATGAATTATGATTATAGACAGAAAAGCAGACGGATATAAAAACGGAATATTTACGTGGTTTATAGGCGAAGTCGAAGATATAAACGATACAGAAAATTTAAATAGAGTAAAAGTTAGATGCTTTGGTTATTATGATAACCCTGAAATAAAAAAAGAACATTTACCTTGGGCAACAGTTATGATGCCAACAACATCAGCATCTTTAAAAGGTAATGGAGCCAACCATCACTTAGAGGTCGGTTCATGGGTCGTTGGATTTTTTAGAGACGGACCAAGCGCTCAGGACCCTATTGTGATGGGTTCCATTGCCACTCAAACAGACGGCACACAAGACATACCTTCTAATTCTTCTACTACTAATAAAGTCCATCATACAAAAGCTGGTCATAAAATAGAATTTGAAAATAAAGAAGGCGAAGAAAGAATTACTGTACAACACGCTAAAGGTGCTGTAATAATGATTGATAATGAAAATAACATTACAATAGCTAATTCAGGAACGACAACTCTAGCATCATCAGGTCAAATTACAATTTCATCAGCCGTTAAAACAAAGATTATATAATGGCTGAAGAACTTCCAAAGCTAGAACTGCCTGAGCTAGAATGCGCAGAGGTCATATTACCTACACCAGCTAATATGACTAATTTTTTTAGTGGGCTAGCGACATTTCCTGAAAAATTACTTGTACTTGCTAAAAATATGGCAGGGGAAGAAAAAGAAAAGTTTATAAAACAAGCTGAAGATTTACAAAAAATTGTTGATGATGCAAGAGAGTTTTTTAAAGCTTTTGACCCAAAATGGAAAAAATTAGAAATACCTGAAAAAGAATGGGAAATAATGATACAAAGGTTTATGGAAGAATATCCGATGTATATACAATCTCAAATAATGTCATTATTAAGTTCTTTTGTATCATTTACTGTTCCTATCCTTGGTATATCAATTGATGTACTTAAAATATGTACAGATAGAGAATATTTAGACGAATTAGCTAAAGAGATTTCAGGATACGGAGCTGATATGGAAGCAAAAATTGCAGCTCTAAGAGAAGGAGAATGGGAAGGTTTATCTGAAGAAGAAATACAAGAAAAGATTGAAGCGTTACGTAGTGGTGAGATAGATAGATTATACGATTTATTACCAGATGAATATAAATTCTTTGACGGTACGTATGGATTAGAGAATTCAGAATTAAAAGCAAAACAACTTATGGACTTTATAAAAAATGAGTGCACTAAGTTTATGAATGGACAATTATTTACTGGCTTTGGTGGTATAATAGGAGCTTTCTCAGATATATGGAATGCACTTGGTTTACCAGCTTTACCAGTTCCTTTAGAAGGTCCGGACGTTGGAGCTATGATTAAAGGTATTATTGATGATGCAAAGGCTGATTTTAATGCTGAATTAGAGAAATTAGGAGTGGATGCCTCTGATACAGATAAAGAAAAGTTATTAAGAGATATGCAAGACAATATTGTAAAACAATTAGAAGATATAGAAATTTTTGGATTCAAAGTTTCAGCTCTTTTAGGCGGTGATTTTACTGAAACAACTGAAACTCTTGATTTTAAAATAGCTAGAATATCCGCTAAATTAAAAGAGTTTAGAGAAAATTGGCAAACATATTTAATAAAGAAATGGATGGAAAAAGTGACATCCTTCTTTGATGCAATAGGATTAGGTGCATTAACTCAATGGGCTACATTTACATTCTGTGATTTTATAAAATTAATTGGTATACCTACAACAATAGATTTAAGTGGTTTTGATAATATATCAACCATTACTAAAACAATGGAAGGTCTTGAACCAAAAGATGAAGAAGAAGCATCATAAGGAGTATAAATAGTATTATGGCAGGATTATATACAGGCGACAAGCAAATATCAGGGAGTTTAGAGCAAGCTAAAGTTGTTTCTAAAAAGAAACCTTATCGCGATTTAGATTTGTCTTTAACAATTCATCCAATAAGGAAGGATATTATACCTTTAAAAGATGACGCTGCTATAAAAAACGCAATAAAAAATTTACTCATAACTAATTTTTATGAAAGACCGTTTGGAGATGATAAAGGAGCCAACTTAAGAGGATTGCTTTTTGAACCGGTTGGTGTAATTACTAATATAGAATTAAGAGATAATATAAGAACTGTTATACAAAGATATGAACCAAGAGTTAGAGTAACGAATATTAATATTACAGATGTATATGATACAAATGAGTATCGTATTAATGTAAATTTTAGAATAAAAGAATACGATTCTGCTTCTTCAGTAGAAATCGTTCTAAGAAGGTTAAGATAAAATGGCAACAAATTTAAACGTAACGGAACTAGATTTCGCAGATATAAAAAATAATTTAAAAAATTATTTAAAACAACAAACAGAGTTTAATGATTATGACTTTGAAGGCTCAGGTCTTAATATATTATTAGATGTATTAGCATATAATACTCATTATAACGCTTTAAATGCTCATTATTCATTAAATGAATCCTTTTTAGATTCAGCTCAAATAAGAGGTAATGTCGTAACAAGAGCTAAATTGCTTGGATATACACCAAGGTCTCTTTTATCACCAAGAGCTCAAGTAGATATAGTTGTAAATATTGCTGGAGAATCTGGTACAATACCTACAACCTTATCATTACCAAGAGGAGCTAAATTAACTGCTGCAGTTGCTGGTCAAGAATTTACTTATGTTGTATTAGAAACTCAAACAACTACTTTAGTTGGTACAACATATACATTTAGTGATGTCACTATTGTTGAAGGCACAATAAGAGAATTAAAATATAGAGTTGATAATGATATAGAGAATCAGAAATTTCAACTCTCAGACTTCGACGCAGACACAAGCACGCTACGCGTACGTGTACAGTCGAACGAGGAATCAACATCCTTTGATGTATATACTAAATTTGAAACATTAAGAGGCGTAGATTCTACATCAAAAGTTTATTACTTACAAGAAAATCCAAGTGGTTATTATGAAATATATTTTGGAGATGGTGTCACTGGATTTAAACCATCTAATAATAATATAATAACAATCGATTATGTCACTACATCTGGTAAAGAAAGTAATGGTGCAAATTCATTTACAATGTCAGATTCGATTGGAGGGTTTTCAAACGTTGCTATTACATTAGATAGTGCTGCTGCTGGCGGAGCCGAAGCTGAAACAATGGAGTCAATAAGATTTAATGCTCCACTTACATTTATATCGCAAAACAGAGCCGTGACTGCAGATGATTACGCATCTATTATTAAAAAAGAATTTAGTAATATAGATTCAATATCAACATGGGGTGGAGAAGATAATGACCCACCTGATTATGGTAAAGTTTATATTTGTATTAAACCTTTACTTGCTAATCTTTTAACTACAGCAGAAAAAACTGATATTAAAGGTTCGATATTAAAAGGTAAAAATGTTGTATCAATTACACCAGAAATTGTTGACCCTAATTTTACTTATTTAGAATTAGATGTAGCATTTAAATATAATCCTAATTTAACAGATAGAAGTTCAGTTGAATTATCATCAGTTGTTAAAGATACTATAACAGATTATAACTTTAATAATTTAAATAAGTTCGACGGTGTGTTTAGACACTCACAATTAACAAGGTCAATAGATAACTGTGACCCATCTATATTAAATACGATGGTTAGACCTAGAATGTTTCAAAATATTACTCCTGTAAATAACGCAGATAATAATTTTAGTTTATCATTCTCATCTCCTTTTTATCAATCAGGACTTTCAACAGCTTATATAATGTCATCAACGGCATTTAAAATAAATAACGTTGACCATTTCTTTGGTGATGTTCCAATTAGTGGTTCAACTCAAAGAAAAGTTATTGTTTATAAAGTAGTAGACGATGTTAATTCAATTGTTATTGCAGATGCTGGTTTAATTGATATAAACAAAGGTACTATTACTTTAAATAGTTTTAGACCAGATACAACTGACGTAATTAAAATTACTATATTACCTAATTCATTAGACTTGGCTCCTAAAAGAGACCAATTAATTTCAATTGAAATGACTGACGTAACGATAACCCCTGAAATAGATACTATTGCAACTGCAGGTTCTTCAGGTTCAATTAATTATACAACAACATCAAGATTTAAATAATAATGGGATTTAAAAAGACATTAACACCAGGTGCGATTGAAATCGAACAAGGTACTTTGTCTCAGACAAGAGAAGATGTTCGTCTAGACCAAATAATACCATCAGAAATATTAGAATCTAAAGATAAGTTAGATAAGTTTTTACAAGCTTATTATACATTCATGAATATGGATGAATTTATTTATCAAGAAAATAATGTTTTTACTGATGTTGTATTAAATGGACAAGCACAATTTAGAATATCAGACCCAAACAATGAAAATAATAAATTTTTTACTGATGAATCAGGTGCAGGGTCAACTTTAGTTTTAACAAGTCCTACAGGTTCAACTCAAAATATAACTTTAACTGATACTAATGTTGCTATAACAAATGGTAATGAATTACCTGGTACACTTGCAAAGTCAACATCTGAAATAGGTAAAACATTTACTGTCAACGGTTTAACTGCTTATAATAACTATTCAGCTAAATTAACCACAATTCAAAAGAATTGGGTTGGTCCAGGTCCATCGTATGTAATGAATACAATTGAAACTGCAATGGACATTGATACAAATAGTGATGGATATTTAGAATTAATGCAAAAAGAAATTGCTGCTACAATTCCAAGAGGAGTCACAGTAGATAAAAGAACTCTTTATAAACAAATTATAGATTTTTATAGATTAAGAGGTTCATCAGATTCTATTGAAATATTTTTTAAAATATTATTTAATGATTTTGCAGAAATTGAATTTCCATACGATAAAGTATTAATACCATCATCTGGTAATTGGGATGTTAACGCAGCTCTTCCTAAAGGTGGACAATATTTAGATAATAAAGGATTTTTATCTGATAGTATTAAAATACAAGATAGTAAAAAGTTTCAAAAGTTTTCTTATTTAATTAAAACAGGTAAAAATTTATCTGATTGGGATTTATCTTATAATAGATTAGTCCATCCATCAGGATTTGTATACTTTGCTGAAATATTAATATTCTTACAATTAACAAGAGCTGTATTAGGAGAAGATTATTATCATCCTACTAATTTTGTAGACCAATATGGTAGAATAAGAACTGATGGTTTAGGATTAGTTGATAGAATAGTACTATCAGCTGCTCCATTAAGACAGCCTGGTATTATAGGACCTGAAGATATTCCATTATTAGTTGAAATGTTTGTTTCAACATTCTTACCGAATCCAACAGCAAGAATACATAAGTCAGGAACTCTTTCACTTGCTTTAAAAAATGGTGTTATAAACGCTATATCAATAACAAATGCAGGAACTGGTTATACTGCCGTTCCAGCAATAACAACATCCGATTCAGCGGCTGCAAGTGGATTTACTGCCGCAACATTAACAGCAGTTTTAACAAATGGTTCAGTATCTTCTGTCACAATAGGTAATGGTGGAAGAGATTACGGTAATCCTCAATTAGTATTTGCTGCTCCAACATCACAAACATTTAACGGGTCAAGTTCTTCAATTGTAAGTGTGTCAAATAATACTATCACATTAACTACAGCTCAAAAGAATTCATGGGTCGTGAACGACAGAATAACATATAATAGTGGTGGAGGAACTGCAATTGGTGGATTAACAAGTGGAACAACTTATTTTGTTAAGGCCATAAGTGGAGATACAGTTTCTTTATCAGCTACTTCAGGCGGAGCTGTTGTTAATATAAGTGGAGTTGGTGTAGGAACATCACATACATTTAAAGGTATAACTGCAACTGGTACAGCAACTTCATTAAATGGTTCATTAAAATCCATAGAAGTAAATGAACCAGGATTTGGCTACACAGGCTCTTCACTTTCTGTCACTTTCAATGGTACATCTATTAGTGGACTCACTGGAGTGAACCCAGTCGTGACGATAGCTTTAGACTCAGAAGGGAAATTAAATAAAGAAGGAATAACAATAACATCAGAAGGTTCTAATTGGGCTCAACTCTTTGGTAGTGTTGCAGCTAATAGTAATGCTGGTAAAATATCAAAAATAGAATTAGTCGGATTAGCAGATAAAAACTTTACTTCTGCTCCTACTATAGTATTCCCAGAACCTCAATCAAAAGATGTAGATGGTAATTTATTATCTACTAATGTGACGGCAACGGCTGTATTTACATTAGATAGTGATGGAGAAATAACTGGAACAACAATTACTAATGCAGGTAATGGTTATGTTAATGACCCAATAGTTAAATTGGGAAGTGGACCTAATAACGAAACAAGAGTAGCAGACCAATTGGAAACAATAGAAGTAAATTGTAATCATAATCATGTTGATACATTAATAACAGAAGTAAAAGTTAATCCAAGACAAACATCTGGTTCTAAAATGACTTCAACAAATACAGCAGTTAAATTTTTACCAGAGTCTAGAGTTAAAGTAGTAAATGCAAGTTTTAGAACCATTATAAATAATAATTACAAACAAAGGAAAGGCCCGGATAATTTTTATAACTCTCCGAGGCTTTATAATACTAACCAAACAATTGAGTTTTTAGGTAGCAAAACATTACAAACTATCGACTCAAGTGATATAAATAATAATAATACAAGTACTTTTGTACACATAGAATAATCAGGACAGGAAAATGCCAGCAATTATAACATCAAATTTTAGAACTTTAAACGCACAACACTTTAAAGAGCAAATATCAGGCTCAAGCGTTTATGTAGGTATAGGTAAATCAGACGCATGGTCTTTGACTACTTCAGATACTACAGATTCAACTTCGCTTTCAACTGAATTCCCAGCTAAGGACCACTTAGACGGATTAGGAGAAGCAAGAGCCAACTTTATAGGTATGAAAAAAATCATATCAGCTGATATTGCTCATGTAGTACCAAGACATACTTGGACATCAGGACAAACATACGTAGCTTGGGATTCAGCAGATGAAAATATCTATGATAAAAAGTTTTATGTAGTCACATCAGAATTTAAGGTTTACAAATGTATTATAGCACCAGCAGGAGCTTCAAGCATTCAACCAACTCAAACATTAACAGCTCCAACTGCTGAATCAGATGGTTATACATGGAAATATATGTATACAATATCTGTTGCAGATGCAGAAAAATTCTTAACTAATAGTTATATGCCTGTTAAAACAGTTCCATTAGGAGCAAGTGCTACAGTAGCAACCGCTTCATCAACAACTACAATTGTACTAACAGAAACTGTACCTGATATTGGTGTAGGTATGACAGTGACAGGAACTAATGTAGGTTCATCTAAAACTGTTTCAGCAATTAACGGTTCAGTATTAACATTAAGTGGCGCTCCATCTGGTTCAGTATCAGGTATATTAACATTTGCTTATGCAAATGATGCCGCTGCAGAAGCTCAATTATCTGAAGCAGATTATGCTCAATACTTAAACCAAAAAGCTTCAAGAGACGCTTCAACAGCTGGTGGTATTGAAAGACTTATCGTAACAGCCGGTGGAACAGGATATACAAATAATACTAACGTGGCCGTCACAATAACAGGTGATGGAACAGGCGCAACAGTCACAACAACTGCTGGCGTAACTGTAGCAAGTAATGCAGTCACAGCGATTACAATTGCAAATAAAGGTACTAATTATAGAGTAGCTGATGTAGTAATCTCAGGTGGTGCTGGTTCAGACGCAACAGCAAGAGCTGTAATAGGTCCTAAAGCAGGACATGGAGTAGACCCAATAGCAGAACTGGGTGGATTCTTTGTAGCTCTTAATTCAAAACTAGACGGAAATGATGGTGGTGATTTAACAGTAGGTAATGATTTTAGACAAATTACCTTAGTTAATGAGCCAAGAGTTTATAACGCAACTCCATTAGCAGGTTTAACTGCAACAGCAGATACTCTTAAAGCTACTAAAGCTTTAGATTTTAATAGTTCAGCAACAGTATCAAGTTATACAGTTGATGAATTAATTGTTGGAGCAGGCGGAGCTAAAGCTTATGTAGTTGAAATTGATAGTTCAAATGGATATTTAAGATACCATCAGAATTCTAAAACTGGTTATAAAGATTTCTCAAATGGAGAAGTCGTAACTGGACAAACATCTAGTCAAGCAGATACATTAGAATCTTCTAATGCTACTCTA